CTTAAAGAAATTCTTATGCACACAAGAGAAGGTGCGGAGGAAATATCGGGACTTGATATTTTATGTATGCTAGGGTTGGCTTAAAAGGCGGTGGAATGATGGTTACGCAGAAAGATGTTCATAACAATATAGTTGTAAATGCAAGCGATTGGCAGAAAAGCTATTTGTCGTTTCAATGTGGTGGAAATGTTGAAAAGATAAAGGAAGTCGAACAGAGTATTGCCAATATGATTAACGGCATTAGCAAGGCACTTGAAAATAGCGGAACGGATTATTTGAATAAACTTGATTTGTAAGCGAGGGATTTTATGAAACACAAAAAAGAATGGCACACTTGCGACAGGTGCGGAAAAGAGATAAAAGTAGGGCTGTTGTGTATGGACTCAATTACAAGGAGTGGCATATTAAATATGACTTACGATTTATGTAATGAATGTATGGAAGATTTTGAGAGGTTTATGAGGAATGAATAACATTGACAATCCTTTATCAGGGTATCAATCGCCGCCCGAAGAAGCATTGAGAAATTTTGGCATAGACATTTCAAGAGAAGCAGTGGAAAAATATGCTTTGGAAAAGTTTGGCAGACTGCCACAAAGCTGTATTGAAGTGAATTTTGCTAGGGATTCTAAAATAGTTGAAGAAACAAAGAGATTTATAAGGAATGAAAATAATAAATTGTAAAGGAGAAAATAAATGATGAATTTTGGACAGGCAATTGAAGCATTAAAAAATGGTAAGAAAGTAGCAAGAAAAGGTTGGAACGGCAAGGGAATGTTTGTGTATTATGTTCCGGCTGGCAATTTTAAGTCTTATACAGAAATTGGGAAATCCATTGCAGATAAAGACGATTTAGTACATTACAATCCGTATTTTGCTATCAAAAATGTTAATAGCACTGTTTCTACATGGGTTCCGTCAATCAATGATTGCTTAGCGGAAGATTGGTATGTAGTCGAGTAACATAAGGGAGTTTTGAAGCAATGAGCATGGCAGAAGTAATTAAATCAATAGAGCGTGAAGCACTTAGAGAAGCACAATCGCACGAAATAGGCGGTAGAAATGGTAAGTCGATAGACTGCTCCACTTTAGGAGATGAACTTGCTATTGAGGCAGATATTAAAGCTGACAGGCAAGAGATTTATGAACGTTTGTATAAGCAAGAGGCTATTGAACCGAATAATAAAAAATGTAATTTGACCTTTTGCCGATATAATACAGACAAGGAATGCACCAATGACAAAGAGAGAAAAGAATGTGTCGAAGCTTCAAGAAAGGCATTGTACATAAATGAAGAAAACAAGAAGTAAAATAATCATTAAAACAAGAGCTGGCGGTTACACAAAGATTTATGCCAATGGAAAATGGCAGAAGAAAGTACGTGTTATTGATTATCATGCAGAATGTAGTAACAAAGGTGGTATAAAGGTTACTTGCGAATTTGATAGACTGAAAACTGATAAAAATGGTTCAGTTATCTACGATGAAGCCAAAAAAGATTTTGCAAAAGAACACGTAGTTGCAAGAATTTAAGGAGCAAAGTTATGAAAATATCAGAAATGAATAACTGCATTGAAAAAATGCGGGAGTGTTACAAGTTTGATGATGATAAAACGGAAATACGGATTGGTGATATGATGAGTGGAAGTAACGGATATGTAACTGTCGGCGCAAGGGATGAAAACGGAACACAGATTGAAATGACAAGGCGTGCGGATGAATTAAACAAGGAGTGAGATTATATGTTAATAGTTACATTACAAGATGATATAGACAACTTATACGCCATATGGAATACAGTTACAGACCGATTTTTAGGGGTTAATTTGGATAGAGACTTTGCAATGGACGCAATAATACAATATAAGCATTGCTCTATAGCGGAAGCTAATTCAAGACTAGACAACCCACAACCATTTTCTGACATTGCTAAGGCTATTTGCAATAGCAATATTAAAAGTGCATTAAATGTACTACGCACAAGATGTCACGAAAACGCAAGAGATAGTTTTGATAAAGGCAATTATGGAATTTTGCATATAGTTACAGCAGATGAATTAAAATAAATAATTGCTGATTATCAGTAGAAAGGGATTATTATGAAGAAGAAAATTATAGCAATTGTATTAGGATTGACATTGTGTTTTGGAATGACCGGATGTGCGTCATGGGACAGAATGGTAACAGATATGAAAAGTGATGTAAATGGCGGTATGCAAAGAACAATTACTGTATACACGGCAGATGGTAAAGAACTTGCAACATACAAAGGCAAGATTGACATTGATACAAACGATGGCGGATATGTTAAGTTTGACCTTAATGGTAAGAGATATATCTATTATAACTGTTTTGTGGAAAGCATTGCAGATATTGATTAAGTGATATTACCGACTACGGACTAATTGTAGTTGCTGACCTTGGAAAGATAAAGGTTGATAAAACATAGAAAAGGAGATTGAGAGCATGAAGAAGTTATTTGTAAGTGTGCCGATGAAAGGCAGAACAGAGGAAGAAATCAAAGCAAGTATTCAGAAAATGAAAAAGATTGCTGAGATATACGAGGGTGAGGAATTAGAGCTTATCGACAGCTACATTGAGGATAACCCGCCTAAAGACAGCAAAGAAGCTGTATGGTATTTGGGTGAAAGCCTTAAGAAGCTGGCACAGGCTGATGTATTCATTGGAATTGATGAAGCGTATGATTGGAATAGCTGTTATACCGAAAGAGATACAGCGCAAAGATATGGCATTAAAACATACATAGCTTCGGTAAGACATGTAATTGATAATTATAATGCACTTTT